AGCAGGTGCATATACTGTGGGTAAATTAGCAATGGATATTTTTGGGACAAAACAAAAAATACATGAAGCCAAGCAAAACTCTCCTCAGTTTCACTATATTTCATCTGCAATACAAAAAGGAATTATTTTACAAAATGTAAGAGAATAATTTTACTTAAAAGCCTTATTCTTCGCATCATTCAAAGCACTACACTCATTGTATTTTGCAACTGTATCAATGATCCAAAGTGTTATTTCTTTGCCCTGCCCTGATTCCAGTTTAAGGAGTTTAGGGCAAGGTACGATCAGATTAGCTGGAATCGTCGGGGATAAGTGAGTTGATGATACGCAAGCCGTCATCATCAATACAAACATTGTGATACACAGGACGATCAACGATCTTTTGCACTTCACGTATTTTGGTTTCTGTGATAACACGTTTTTCTGATTTAAGTTGCTCATATTCTGCGCTCACCGTATTGACTTGATTTTGTTTCTTGATCAAAGCCTTTTGCTGATCATCTTTGAGTTTTTGAATCTTTATATTGCAAACTGATTCAGCATTTCTAAGCTTTGTGGCCAAATGATTCGTAGAAGCAATTTGTGCCAGGTATAAAAAAATAAAGACCGCAATTACGATCCATTTTTTATACTTCCATAAGTCTTGAGCTATTGGCATTTACTGTACTCCTATACACTTGCTATAGCGATCTTGCTGGCGTGTCCAAACACCATAGCAACCGTTAGATCGGATTGAGCAATCACGCTTTGCAACGTACTTGTATTTCAGTAAAGATGCACATGCCTGTTTGTACTGCCCTGCTTTTAAATTACGAAGCATAGACGAGCCGTTCCAGTTGGCTTGGCCATAGTTGTAAACGAAGTCTAGGTACACATCATATTCAGTCTGAGTAAGTTTTACGCCCGATAATGACTTGCGAAATGCTACTTCATCCTTTGTAATATGAGCCTTGGCAATTTGTACTGCACGTTCTTTGGTAATCGGCTTATCAGTCATTTTGACTTTAGTACCATTTTCGTACTGAGTAGAGCCGATACCAATCGTTGCAACTTTTGCACTGTCTAAATATGGTTTTGACTTGTACCCCTCATAGCCAATTAAAGACGTAAAAAAAAGCGCTGATGCGCTTAATGTTGTTACTATGATTTTAGTCTTGTTTGACATCAATCTTCCCCTTGATTTTAAGTGATGCGATATAGGCCTTGTGCTCTAATTCATCACGCTTGTCTTTCTTACGTGCAAAGTAGAAGTTCATTAAGAAACCGCCAATTGCAACAATAATACTTACCCAAACAACTATATCTACTGAGCCAAGCCAAGCAGATAATACGCCTGAAACTGATCCCCCATAACCAACAGCTTTACTTGCTACAAGTGCAGTAGCCGATGTGTCTAACGCTTGTTCAGACATGTAACCCCCCTATTTTTGGCAATAAAAAAGCACCCAGAGGTGCGTGGATTAATTTTATAAATTCGTTACTGGAACAACATCATCATAAATTTTACTATTATTTTGATCGTCACCATGATAACAAACTATGCTCAATGGCTGATTACTCAATAGTGTCATTGAATATCTACCGTCTGTAGCTGAAGATGTGACTTCAGAGACCATTTTCCCGTCAGACTTATTAAATGCTCTTAAAAGTCTAGCAAGTGGTTTATCATCGCTGTCTGAAACTCGTCCAGAAACACTGTATGTTACATCTGAACCTATTGCCCACTCTATTAATAAAGAAAGTACATTTATACCGTTCGGGCTAAAATTTGTTGGGGTTGAGTAAGACCAACTTGAAAATATGACTCTTGCACCTAGATTTATATTTGATAAAGTTTTTATTCCTTTCTTGAATAAAATATTTGATATATTTAAGCTTGTTTCCTTGGCAAGAATAAAGCCATCAGAGGGAAAATTTCCCTGAGTGACTGGATATGAGTAATTAGGTAAACCATTGAATAAACTTACTGTTAATCCAGATTTTTGTGAAAATGGTTCAGGTAGATTCTGTTCAAATGTTATCTCTGCTTTAGCTGGTCTGTTTGCAGAAGGTATAGACCTCGCCAAACCAATATAATTTAATATCCCTCCGCCAGAAACACCGACAATATTATCTGACCCACCAGTTTTCCCATCTAAAATAGCAGGTATTCCATTAGATATTGCATTTGCTATGATATTGTCTGAATTAACATGACCATCAAGTCTAACTGTGAAAATGAGCTCAAATGAAAGTAAGTTATTACTTGTTTGATAATTAAAACCAGTAACAGTGTGACCAAGTGCTTCAAGTGCAGATTTTAAATTTGTATAAGCGACATTTGAAGTATCCTCAGTAATAATAGCGATTCTTATAGCCATGCTTATAATCCTGTAAAATTAACCATGTTAGATTCTGGTGGGGTATATATCTCTGTTTTGTCAAAAATAAATTTAATACCATTTATATCTGAGTCAACTTTATGACTAAAAAATTGATAACTAGTCACTTCTTCTTTTACTGAAGTCAATTCAATGAAAAATTCACCAACGGGTATTTCGCCAGCCTTAAAAAAGAAAGAATTTTCTTCAATAGAGTTTACTGTTCTGATTTCATTGCCATTTGTTTCTCTTAAAACTATGGTGTAGGTTGTACCCTCACCCTTTAGTACATCGCCATCAAACCACCCAAGAATATCACCACCTGTTTGCTGTATCTTGTTTCTGTGGGACCATGTCAACATCAAACCATCCAGTCTATCGATAAATTCTGGCCAATATTTCCCATTAATCTTCACATTTGCAGGTGGATATGGTCGGTTTGCACGTCCAACAATTTCAAGACTTTGTACATTACCTGGATAAAGATTTTCTATGCCGCTCGGCGTAGTCGTTAAGACTTGTGCTTTAACTGTCTCACCTTCTATGTAAGTGGTAGAATCAAGCCCACTAGAATCATCCCAGAAATAAAAAACCGCATCTTTTAAATGCGGTTTAGGGATTGTATCTAAAGCCCCGCGCTTTACTGTTAGTACTTTAGTTTCAGCATCATAGTTTTTATAGACAAGTAACTCATCACCTAGCTGCACTAAAGTGCCAAGTTTGACTCTTGATAATTCTTTAACTGATTTGACAGCAAAATCAGTATCGGTTTGAGAAATATCCTGGTCTAAATAGCATGCTGCACAATATTCAACTACAGCTGATTCTTCAAAATTGGTGTAAATACCTGTTCCACCATCTGTAAACAACAATGCATTCAATGAGTTGTTCTGAGGCTTAATGGCTGCTGCCATCAAATATCCAATTTCAGGGTTATTTGCCAATTCAGTATCAACAGAAGTTTGCCCCATTCTTTGCACAGCTTCGAAATATGGCATTTCAAAAACAATGCTTGAATTGGGTTGTGGTGGAAGAATCGAGTTAGGGTTTGGATCTACATTAATTGATGAGTAGCTAATATTTGAGTATGGAACAACTTCAACAAAATCTAAAGTGACAGTATTGTCTCGTCCATTCCCTAAATTAATATTCATTACACGGACTGGTAAGTTGATAATGTTTTTACTTTTCCAAGAAAGCAAAACTACATCATATTTATTAAGTTTTCGTGCTTCATATTTACCTGTGGTAAACGTTCCTTTCCATGCCATTGTTGAGAGTTGTTTTAGTTTCCAGTTTGCAACCATCTCAGCATTTCTGCGATTCATGAAATATGGAAACTTCAAATCTTCAGCATTCTCATGATCTATTGTGTGAAAAGATCCCACATCACTAAGTGAAAAAGATGAATCTTTAATATTTACACGATCATAGAATGAGACATTGACTGCATTGATTTGATCTTCAGCATTGATAATATCAGGTTGAAATGACTTGATATTACTTTCATCAAAGTGTAAAGCATCATGCAAATTAAGTAGATCATCACGAAATAGAATGACTTCATAAAGTCCAGTTTGGCGATTAATTCGCACCCCACCTTCTATGTGATGCTCCAATTCCTCTATGGCTTCTTTACAAGACTTTTGCTGAACACACCATGAAATACCCAAACCCTCATCAAATATTCGATCTGCCATGAACTTGAAATTATCATCATTAATGTCGGATTCGGGCTTACCCATAGCTGGGCGAATTCAAACATGAGGTGCGACAGTTTGAAAAGTCTTATGATAATCAACAAGCTGAGCAAATTTCTCTAATGGTGTAAGCCAATCTA